AATTAAAGCAGTATCTACAGTCCCGAACGGTCGCTTTAATGAAAACATGATTATATTAAAGGCGTTCTAATGGATGTAGAAAAGCGAATGAAAGAAATGATGGAACCAATTGATAAATGTATTCAATTGACCGATGATGATGAAGATATGCTGATGTTAGCATGTGCAATGATGCATCGTGTAAGAGAAATATTTGACAATCAAATTGGTGTAGCAGGCAGAAAACAAATGTTTAAGGATTTATTAAAATGAATGTGGATTTGAACAAATATAGTGATTTTGTACAGGCTGTTACAAGCCAACCAAGCAACGACTTGACAACTTTCATGGACCGACTAGATGAACTAGACGGTAACTTTGACGATGCAACACAAAGTCATGGACCTGATATCAATGTACCTTTATTGCTTACCGCATGTCTAGGATTAGCCGCAGAGTCAGGTGAGTTTATTGAAATTCCAAAGAAGATTTTCTTTCAAGGTAAAGCACTTACTGATGATAATGTGTTTCACATGAAACGTGAACTCGGTGATATAATGTGGTACTGGATTAATGCTTGCAGGGCACTTCGCCTAGATCCGAATGATGTTATTGCTGAGAACGTAGAAAAACTAAAAGCACGATATCCCGGTGGTGAGTTTAACGTGTTCAACAGCGAAAACCGCAAATCCAACGATATCTGATTATGTTCGGTTCTCTAGATAAATAAGATATCTGGAGAATATTATGGCTGGTCTTAGCTTAAACGAATTAAAAGAAGAATTATTTCAAAGTTTGCGATATCGCTTGGGCGAGGGTATAATCGATTTAGAATTAGATCCTCCTCATTTTGAATCTGCATATAACTATGCTGTTAAGGTCTATAGACAACGTGCTCAAAATGCTACCGTAGAATCTTATACATTATTGTCCTTAGAGGCTCATGTTGATACATATACACTACCTAGTGAATTTATTAATGTTCGCCAAGTATTTCGCAGAACAATTGGATTAGAAACCGGACCAAGTTCCTCTAGCTTTGATCCATTTAGTAGTGCTATTCTTAATACATATTTGCTTAATTATAATTCTGCCGGCGGACTAGCAACATATGACTTTTATGCAGGCTATATTGAATTAGCCGCACGTATGTTTGGTGGATATATTGTATACACATTTAATCCAGTAACAAAAGAAATACGACTAGTTCGAAACATAAAAGGATCAGGAGAACAAATATTAATCTGGGCCGATACACAAAGACCCGAACAAGAATTGTTGCAAGATCCAGGCGCCGGAATTTGGATTGGAGATTGGACATTCAGTCAATTAAAAGGAATATTGGGTGAAGCACGTGAAAAATTTGCTACTATTGCTGGCCCGGGAGGCGGAACTTCATTAAATGGTACAGCATTAAAAGCTGAAGCCAAAGCAATGCAAGACCAATTAATAGAAGATTTAAAACGTTATGTGGATTATAGTCAGCCACTAACTTGGGTACAAGGTTAATAACATTATATGAGAGCAACTGAGTTTATTACGGAACTATTTCGCCCCGGTAATCAAAACTGGAAGTGGAATCGACAATCCGAGGAAGAGGCAGTTGCAAATTTTACTGTGGGCGAAAGAAAGTATGTATGGTCAGCCTACAGTCATCACCGAGATGATAAGCCAGAAACATGGGAAATACAATTTCGTTTAATTAGAGACTTATTCGATCCTGAAAAATTATCACTATTTGGCACAACAGGTACAGGTAACTCAGCAGAAGTAATGTCAATTGTAGTAGACATATTTCGTGAATTTTTACAAGACTACGGTGATAATGTGCAAAAAATTATATTTGATGCAAAAGAAACCAGTCGCATAGCATTATACACAAAAATGGTTAATCGTTTAATACCCAATTGGGATTTGGAACAAGAATATAGTCCGGATTTGGGATTAAGATTTATATTAACTAATCCAAAACAAAGGTAACCTAATACTTTACTTTTGTCACACTCCTGTAGTATAATATGCTATAGGAGTTTTGTTTTATGATTATAGGTATTACAGGGTTTATTGGTAGCGGCAAAGACACTATTGCTGACTATCTAACTACATTTCACGGATATAAACGAATTAGTTTTGCAGGCACTCTTAAGGATGCTTGTGCTTCTGTGTTTGGATGGGACCGCGATCTGCTAGAAGGTACTACAAAATCTAGTAGAGAATGGCGTGAGCAAGTAGATCCATGGTGGAGTGAACGATTGGGTATACCTGAACTTACTCCTAGATGGGTGTTACAACAGTGGGGCACAGAGGTATGTCGTGAAGGTTTTCATAATGACATCTGGGTAGCAAGCGTTGAAAATCAACTACGAAAAGCTAAGGATAATATTGTAATTACAGATTGTCGTTTTGATAATGAAGTAAATGCTATTAAAAATGCAGGTGGTATCACGATGAGAGTTGAGCGAGGAGAAAGACCCAAGTGGTATGATTCCGCGGTTAATTATAATAAAGGACCAAATAGTAATGCATTGTGGTCAATAAGTAAATCAAAATTAGACAGACTGAAAGTACATGCAAGTGAATATAGTAGCGTGGGTCTAGACTATGATTTCTATATAGATAATAATGATACCATTGACAAATTACATAAACAAATAGAAGATTTAATCAACTTGTAAATCTCCTCTTTTCCAATTTACCTGAGTCTTTTTCACAACTTCAACACAATTTAAGCATATGGTTCTTAAATTAGAAAAATTAACATTTTCTAAGCTACCATCTATATGATAGACAGTGGTCTGACTAGGATACAGACTTTTAAAACCACATAAGTCACATGTGGTTTTTTTCTTATATGAACTTTTTTGCCAAGTAGCTGTTCTTGGTTTTAACTTCTTTTTCTTTCTACCGCATTCATCACAACTACCGCGATAATGTGTAGTATCATTGCGTTTGTAGTTTATCGCACAATAATTCTTATTACAAATTTTACACACAGGTCTCATGTGTTTATTTAGTACAGAAACCTTCGAAGGCACGGTTATTCGTGCCTTTTTTAGTATATTCGCTAAATATAACTATGATAGGTCTTAAAGCCTTATAATTATAACTTAAAGGAAAACAACATGGCACTAAGTTCACCAGGCGTAGAAGTAACAATCATTGACCAAAGTCAATATTTACCAGCTGCCTCAAATTCAGTCCCCCTAATATTAATAGCAACAGCAAATAATAAAGCTGATGCCGCTGGTACTGGTACTGCTATTGCAACAATAGCATCAAATGCTAATAAATTATATCAGGTAACAAGTCAGCGTGATTTGATTAATTTATACGGTAGTCCATTCTTCTATAAAACAACGAATGGAACAAGTATTCATGGTTACGAATTAAACGAATATGGATTATTGGCTGCGTATTCATTATTGGGTACTACCAATCGTGCTTACGTTTTACGTGCTGATATTGATTTAGGAAGTTTAGTAGGTCAGTTATCACGCCCACTTGGTCCACCGGATGATGGTACATATTGGTTAGATACAATAAATTCATTATGGGGTATCTATGAATTTAATAGTACCTTAAATAAATTTGTCAATAAAGAACCAATGGTAATAGTTGATAGTGTTAATATTCTTGACGACATGCCAAGAGACAGAATTGGCAACATCGGTGATTACGCAGTAATTCCAGGACAAACAATTTATGGTCAATTGTACAATAGCACTTTCTTTTATAAAACAAAAGATAATCAGTGGGTTCCGGTTGGATCTAGAGAATGGAAAATATCAAACCCTACAGTAACTGCTACTCTAACACCACAACAATTAAATGTGGGAGACTCATTTACCATTAACGCAGACGGAGACTATCTAATTAGTATTGTTGTTCCTTCTTCTCCAAATAACACAGTTACAGGTATTGCTAATTTGATTAATAGCAAGGGTGCATCAGATTTGTATGCTACTTCATCTGGTAATATTTTGAAGATTTATTATGGTGAATATGGAATTGAAAAATCAATTACATTGAACATTGGTGCTGGTACTGTCTTAGATGCATTAGGTATTGATGCAGGTAGATATTTTAGCCCAGAAGTAGTATTTGGTACAAGCGCCCAAATGCCATTATGGACAACTAGTCAAGATAATCCTCGTCCAACCGGATCACTTTGGATCAAAACGAGCGCGGCTGGTAATGGTATGGATTTTGCTTTGTCTAAGTATTCAGCAAGAACAGCATCATTCAATACAGTAAACGTAGGGAAATATTCTAATGAATTACATGCTACATACGATTTAGATTCCTCTGGTGGAAAATCTATTCCTACTGATACGGTGATTGCTTTAGTAGGCACAGGTACTCCTGAGTCAGCAGTAATGTTCTATAGAAGATTGACAACTGGACCTACAGTTGTAACTAGTTCATTAACAAATCCAACAATAACACAAAATTCTACTTTAAAAGTTGGTGTTTCTTTACCGGGAACAAATGCATCTAGTAACGCATATATTATTTCAATGACCGGTACTACCGCATCTAGTTTTGTATTAGATTGGGCGGCTGCTCAAATCCCTTATACAACTGCAATGGTTACATCTGACGGAGCAATTCAGCTAACTCATACATTGGGTGGTGAACTTGTAATGAATGATTTAAACGCTGCCGGTCAAAGTAATGGTTTGATTAATCAATTAGGATTTACGCATACTATTACAGTTGGTGCTAGAAGAGGTAGTTTAGACACATATGCAAATTCATCATTAAATCAAGATGCTACTAGTGGAAGTGGTACTGGTGCTATATTCAGTATCAGAAATTCTAGAGGTCATTACTATATTGATGGCGCTAACGGTGGAACAGGCTACGTAGCAGGTGATGAAATTACAATTATTGGTAGTAAGTTAGGCGGAACAACTCCAGCTAATAACTTAAAACTTACTGTAGTTCAAGTTACTTCAGGTGGTATTACATCAGTAGCATTCAAGTCAGGAACTGCATATACACTTTATTTTACAACATTATCAAATTGGGTAGATTTAGAGTATACTGCTAACGAAGGTGCACCAAGTGCATTGCCGTTAACTGGCGCTAAGTGGTTCTATAGTACTGGTACAGAAATTGATATTATGGTCAAAAAGGGTACAACATGGGTAGGATACAAAACTACAAACTATGATAGTTTAGGAAATCCTACTAACGTGGGTACAAACGCTACTGATCCAACTGGTATAATTTTACAAACTACAAAACCTTCACAACAGACAGACGGTACTCCATTAGTTTATGGTGATTTGTGGTTAGATGCTAGTGATTTAGAAAATTACCCTGCATTAAGTCGCTGGGAAGAAATTGACGGTGTGGATCAATGGCTAGCTATTGACAACACTGACCAAACAAGTAATAATGGTATATTATTTGCTGACGCACGTTGGGCAACTAATAATTATACTGACCCGGTAAATGATCCTATCCCAAGTATTAGCAGTCTATCACTGAGCAATTATGTTGATTTAGATTGTCCTAACCCAGCATTGTATCCACAAGGTATGATATTATTCAATACACGCCGTTCAGGATATAATGTAAAAGAGTTTAGAAGAAGTTACTTTACACAAGCTAACTATCCAGGTGCTAGCTTACCAACTCATCCTTATACATGGGTATCAGTAAGTGGATTGAAGGAAGACGGCGCGGCATATATGGGTCGTAAGGCACAACGTAACATGGTTGTACAATCATTGAAGGCAGCAATCGGTACTAATATGAGTATCCGTGAAGAAGATTCATTTATGAATCTAATGGCTACCCCGGGATATCCAGAACTAATGCCTGATATGGTTACATTAAACAATGACCGTAATAATACTGCATACATCGTCGGTGATACACCGTTGCGTTTAGCAGACCAAGCAACTGATATTTTAGCATGGGCTAATAACACTATAGGTGCAACAAGTTCAGGTGAAGATGCTATGGTAACACGTGATACATATCTTGGTGTATTCTATCCAAGCGGTATTACAACAGACTTAACAGGTGCTTCTGTTGTAGTTCCGGCAAGTCACATGATGTTACGCACATTCTTACGTAATGATACTGTTGCTTATCCTTGGCTAGCGGCAGCCGGTGTACGTAGAGGTACAATTGACAATGCTACAAATATTGGATACTTAGATTCAATTACTGGTGAATTCAAAACTGTTAAGAATCGTATGAGTATTCGTGATGTATTGTACACTAATCAAATCAATCCATTAGCATTCTTCACAGGCGTAGGCTTGTTGAATTATGGTAATAAGAATACATTTGATTCACAAAGTGCGTTAGACAGAACAAACGTATCACGTTTAGTATGCTACATTCGTGAAAGACTACAGATTGCGGCTCGTCCGTTCGTATTCGAACCTAACGATTCACTAACACGTAGTCAATTGACCGGTGTAGTACAATCATTATTCATTGACCTAGTTGCAAAACGCGGTTTATATGACTATTTGGTTGTTTGTGACGAGAGTAACAATACACCCGCAAGAATTGATAGAAACGAACTATGGGTAGACGTTGCAGTGGAGCCAGTTAAGGCTGCTGAATTCATCTATATTCCGGTACGTATTATGAATACTGGCGAGATAAATGGATAAAAATAAGTCCCCGGCAACGGGGATTTATTATAGATAAATAATAATATAGGAGAAACACAAAATGGCAACAGCCTCAAATTCACTGTTTAATATGACAGTAGGTTCAGATAACACCCCTAGTTCTCAGGGTTTGTTAATGCCTAAATTACAATATCGTTTCAGAGCATTGTTCCTAAATTTCGGTGTTGGTGGTTCTACACAAGAATTAACAAAACAAGTAATGGACATTCAAAGACCCAACGTGTCATTTGAAGAAGTTACACTAGACATTTATAACAGCAAAGTATATCTAGCTGGTAAACATGCATGGCAAGAGACACAAATTAACTTGCGTGATGATGCGGCAGGAAACGTCAGTAAACTAGTTGGTCAACAATTACAAAAGCAATTTGACTTTGTTGAACAAGCAAGTGCGGCAACAGGACAAGATTATAAATTTCAAATTAATTATGAAATATTAGACGGTGGTAATGGTGTATTGGTTCCAAACGTTTTAGAAGCATGGGAATTGTATGGCTGCTTTATTAAATCTGCAAACTACAATAACTTAGATTATAAGAGCAATGAACCAGCAACAATTCAGTTAAGTATTCGTTTTGATAATGCAATACAAAGCCCATTGAGTTCGGGTCTTGGTGTACAAGTTGGTCGTGCATTTGGTGGCGGATCGGTAACTGGTATCGGCTCATCAAGATAATAAATGGCAAACGGCTTCGTTGAAAATCTATTAACCGACGCCGTAAAGGGATTTTTCGGTAATGATTACTTGCGTGATTACACTCACGCAAGTAAAACCTTTCTACCAGACACACAAGCATATTCCCCTAGATTTAAATTTTTATTTCATGTATATTTTGATATAAATGACGGAATCAGTAGCGCAAATGTTCCAAACATTCCAGAAGATCATAACTATGGTCTAGCAGTAAAAACAGTACAACTTCCTAAATACAGTTTTGATGTACACACTATGAATCAATACAATCGTAAACGTATTGTTCAAACTAAAATAAAATATGATCCAGTTAATATAACAATGCATGACACTAATAGTGGATTGATTACTAAGTTATGGCATGCGTATTATACATATTATTATAAAGATGGTGTTCAGCCTGACCCATTAAATGCTCAAAAGAAAGCTAGTTTCGTAGGCGCAAGATCCCCTGCAAATAGAAACGGCGTGAATAATATTGATATAAACAAACGCAATTTATATCAAAAAGATATATCTAATAGTGACGATTGGGGTTATGTCGGTGAACCTCAAAGTCTAACGCAAGGCGAAGAATACAAAGTTCCGTTCTTTAGAGCAATAAACATATATGGTTTTAATAATCACAATTTTACATTGTACAGACTGATAAATCCTATAATTGAAAGTTTCACACATGATACTTACAATTATGCTGAAGGTAGTGGTGTCATGGAAAATACAATGACATTACAATATGAAACTGTACAATATTATACTGGTGCAGTAGATGGTAAGAAACCAGAAGAGATTGTTAAAGAATTTGGTTCATTAGGGCATTATGACAAAACGGTAAGTCCTATTGCTGCCGCAGGTAGTAATGGTAGTATTCTTGGTCAAGGTGGATTACTTGATGGTGCCGGTGGAGTAATGGATAAACTTGCTAGCGGTGATTATATTGGTGCTATTAAACAAACAGGACAATTAACAAAGACATTCGCACAACCCGGTGCAATAGTTAATGCTATTAAGGGTGATGCATTTGGTGCGGCTAGTGATTATTTAAAAGGTACGCCTAATAGGAATGTCAATTTTGGCTTCCCATCACCTAGCTCATTAATAAATAATGCACAAACCAGTCTGACACAAGGTATAGGCAAATCAACCGGATACTATCCAAAAGACTACACAGGACCAAGATAATATGGGTAATACATTAGATGCACCAAAGTCAATATTAGACAACACTGTTAAAATATTTGATAGTTATTATAATTCTGATATAGTCATAGATGCTAACCAGTATGAGATAGTAAAGAGTTATTTTTTTGACGTTAGCAAAAGTGAAAATATTTCTAGTAATTTTGCATCAATGATTTTCAGAATATCAAATATTACCGGTGATAATCCCTTAGACTTAATTGAGTATATGAAGGGTAATGCAAAGACTAAAATAGAAGCCAATGCTACGATGATATTTTATCTAAATGCTATAAAAAGCAAAACAGCATTGTATGGTATAAGTGTAGTACCACAACCCAATGATAACGTTCAACGTAACGTTTTAATTTAATGGCTAACTATGCACAGGGTATATTCATACCCACAAATCTCGAAAAATATATAGGTAAACATCGCCCTAAATATCGAAGTGGTTGGGAATTAACTTTCATGCAATTTTGTGATAAAAATAAAAATGTATTAAAGTGGGCAAGTGAAGCTATAACTATCCCCTATCGCCACCCGCTAACAGGTAAAATGGCTAACTATATCCCTGATTTTTTTATAGTTTATGAAAATAAATTTGGAAAGCAACAGGCTGAGGTTGTTGAAGTTAAACCTAAAAAACAAAGTTTAATTGAAAGTAAGGTAGCAAATGCCCGTGACAGGGCCGTAGTAGCAGTAAATCATGCTAAGTGGGCAAGTGCTAAAGCATATTGTGCCCACAACAAGTTTGTATTCAGAGTTATCACAGAAGAAGATTTGTTTAGAAACGGTTCACGCAAGTAATAAATACTACTATTATAGGATAGTAGAATGACAAAAAAGTTAGAAGAATTATTTGAACTACCGAAAGACGAAAGTGAGGTCAACGATGATTTCATTGAAAACGCAGAAATTCAAACATATACACAAGAAGCCTATAGTAATTTAGAAAAAATTGAGAACGCATTACCACAAGTGCGTGGACTAGAAGCCAGCGATACTGAAATGGATGAACTAGCGGAATTAGCTAAGAACAGCTATAAAGACTTGATGGATTTGGGAATGCAAGTCGATAGTCGTTTTGCTAGTGAAATATTTAATAGTGCTGGTACAATGTTGGGTCATGCTATTACTGCTAAGACAGCTAAAATCAATAAGAAATTAAAAATGATTGATTTGCAGATGAAAAAAGCACAATTAGACCATAAAATATCTAGTAAAACTGAAGAAATTGAAAATACCCCATTGGGCGAAGGCAATTTATTAGATAGAAATGAATTACTAAGATCCATATTGGCAAGCAAAAAAACGTAATAAAGATAAATATTATATAGGAATAATACAATGAAAAGCCTTCGTCATTACCTAACAGAAAGTGTTAGAACTTACAATTATACTATCAAAATCGCCGGCGATGTTGATAAAAACTTCTTTGACATGTTCACTTACAATCTAAGTAAATTTGATCCCGTCAAGATTGAAGATCCAAAGACGACTCCGATTCAAAAAGATCCATATGGATTTCCTGAATTAGAGAATCAGATGATTCATATTATTAAAGCTGAATTCAAATATCCTGCAACTGAACCAATGATTCAACAAGTTGCACAACAATTAGGATGCAATATAAACAATGTCAGAGTTACGACAACTGATTATAATGATAGCATTAATGCAGAGAATGACAGATATTCCAATGAAGATAGAAGCGACAAACCGTTATTGACAAATCCAGAATTACTTGATGACGGTAAGCAAGCTAATAAAGATTATGCAAATCAATACTTGGACAAGGTATTACCTAAGAGACCAAGTATTGATATTCCATATGAGGGCAAGAAAACTCCAACAGCTCCTAACAAGAGTAAAGAAGGAATGCAAACACAAAGCCCCATGAGTAAAATTAATCTTCCACCAAAACCAGCAACAGGAGCACGTAAATGATTGACTTTAATTCTAGCCAACTAACATGGATTTTAATTGGCGCTTGTAGTATGGGCGGTACAGGGTATTTAACGATGGACAGTAAAATTGCAGAGTTAGATACTAAAGTTGAAGTAAATAGTGCAAAAATGGATGATATGAAAACAACGTTTGCTGAACTACAAAAACAACTGACTCGCATGGAAGATAAATTAGATAGAAAACAAGGATTAAAATAATGAACTTGAGAAGCCTACTACAAACAATGTACACCATTAGTGAGGGTGAAACAAAAGAAACTCCTACAGGTCGTGAGCATAAAGGTACTTATGGTTCCAGTCATGGCAAAGAAGATGTCCGTGACCAATATGGACATAAAGTTGGTAAAATAAATAAAGGTGCGGCAGATAAAAAGAATGATGCTCCTAAAAAGCGTGGACGCCCTACTAAGGCGGCTAAAGATTCTACTGGCGCAGATATCAAACATGACACCTCTGGTATCCAAGCGATGCTAGGTAAAAAGCCAAACAATGAAGTTGGTAAAAAATCTGTTAAGCATAGTTTAAAAGATTGGATCGAAGCATCTGAACAAAAATCACTAAATGAAGATGGTCAGTATGTTACAAAGCCTATCCCACAACAAAATACACAATTACAACAAGTAATTGGTCCAGATGGTAGACCGGCATTAAATCAACCTATTCCAACTAGCGCGGCTCTACGTGTTGCTAGTGCATTAAGTTCCGGTGATAGTTCACAGGGTATGACGGAAGAAGGTAAAGGTCTATGGGCTAATATACATGCCAAACGTGAACGTATTAAAAATGGTAGCAGTGAACGTATGCGTAAGCCGGGTAGCAAAGGAGCCCCGACTGCTAGTGCATTGAAAAAATCAGCAACAGAAGGGGAAGAAATCAGTCTGTCTAACCCTGGAAAATTTAGCAATCAAGAACATAAAGATAATCTGAATCAACGATACGGACAACCCGACTTGAACACATCTCGTATGAATAAACAACATCAGGACTTCTACGATAAAAATCCTAGTTTCAAACAAAGTGGAAAAGAAACTGTTTCCTTAGGTGACCGTCGTCTTGCTTCAAAAGTTGAGCCAGCAGTGACTGATACAAAAGTAGGACGTATTCCAATGAGTACACCTGGTGGTAGTACAGGTCGTGGCGGCGGCACAGGACTTGGTGGTAGAAGACCAGGCGATGATAATAGATTGAATCCATTAAAGTTGGAAGCCGCAGAAAAGAAAACAATGAGTCGTGCTGCCAAAGGACATGAAAAGTACGGTAAAGAAGGTATGCAAGCATTAGCTAAAGCAGGACGTGATGGTGCTAGTGAAAAGAAATTAGATACTATCCGTAACAAGTATGACAAGTATGACAATGAAGTATCAGAAGCAAAAGATTTACCAGGTGATCAAGATAACTTAGATGTTGCACCACCAAAAGGTAAATTAACTAGTGCTGACTTCAAAGCACTACGTACTAAAAAGAAAGTTAAAGAAAGTTTAAGTTTCAATGAAATGATGGGTGAAACCAATGATGAAATGCAAGATATGTTGGCTGAATTACAACAAGATATTGAGCATTTCAATACAACAGGACATTGCAGTGATAAACTTCAAGCATTTTTAAACATACACGGTCATGCTAAAAAGAAAATGACTGATGAAGGTCAGCATACACAGCATTATTTAGATGCTAATAAACCAAGTATAGTAAGACAACATGCTGAAATTGCACAAGCACCAAAACAGCATACTCCGTGGAAGGCTGATCCGATCAGTGCTGCCAGTAATATGGCTACTGATGTAGCCCAATCAATGGGTAAAAAAACTAGTGGTTTCTTAAAAAGTTTAAGTCCATTTAGTATGACAGAAAGTAAAAATATGATAGATATTCAATTAGAAAATTGGGAAAAAGAATTAAATTCTTTATTAAATGAAGGCATTACTGTATCAAGCAGTACTGGTCAACAAGGTAGTCCTGATTCAGTAAGTATCAATGCTACTGATGCAGATGCACAAGAACTATTGTCTATTGTTAGACAAGCTGGTCTAGGTGTATTTGGTGGTGATAAACCACAAAGCAATTACGGTGCACCTATGCATGACAATCCATCAGGTCACGGAACAGAGCCAGAAATGTCTCCTACTGTAGTTGGTGATGATAGTGACATGCTAGCATTGATTAAAAAAATGACTGGCATTAGCATAGGTGGTGAAGAAGGTTCTATGGATGGCGGTCATGGTAGTGACTACGAAGATGAAGAAGGTTCCGAAGATACAGCACTACAACCAGCTGATAGTGATGAAGAACATGATTCAGGTGAAGAGTCTGAAGAAGGTGATGAAGAGGAAGTAGATGAAAATCTAGTACCTGTACCAAATCCTAGCGGAGCATCTAGTGCAGATGACGCTAAACGTCTAGGAGGAATGATGCCAAAACCAGCTGGATCTAATAGAGATCCTATATCCGAATTAACAGCGGAGTATCCAGGTGGTAGCACACCGCTTCCGGAAGATGAAGTTGAAGAAGGTAATGAATTCAGTGGAAATCGTGCTGATGCTATAAAAAACCACCAAGACAATTTTGAAGTTGATGGTAAAAAATACCCAGTTAAAGAAGATGAAATAGAAGAAGGTCATGACCATGAAACGTGCAACGAATGCGGGTCAGCAATGTATGAAGGTCACACATGCGGTGACGAACAAGTAGAAGAAGGATATGCTAATGAGACTGGTCATGAAGAATTAGCGCAATTAAAAGCACTATTGGGTATGGGAAATGATATGCATAGACCTAAAAATAGTCAAGCTACAGGTAACGTTCAAAAAGTTACAATGGAAACAAAACTGATGAAACAATCTAGTGATTTATTAGTAGATTTTAGGAAATTAAGCGGAATAAAATAATAAAAATCCGCATTTTTAATAACCCGGTTCGCCGGGTTATTTTTTGGTTATTGCTATTTAGTTAAATGATAAATACTAGATAAGGTGATATAGATATGGCACAACAAAATATTGATTTTGGTTCTTTCCCAAATGATCCGGGGGCGGATGCGATAAGAACCGCTTTCGAAAAAGTACAACAAAATTTTACAGACTTATATACAACTACTATTTCGTCAGGTGTAACACAAGTTATTACAGGTCCTGGCCTTGGACAAAATAGACAGACCGGTACTATAACGATATCTGCAAACATTCCCAATATTTCGATACAGACAAGTACGAACTTACGTATTGGAGTAGGGGTAGCATCGGGTAATACTGCTACTATTAGTAGTTGGGCTACACCGTTTGTAATAGATTTATCAAGTAATATAGCAACAGCAAATGCAACAATTGGTAATATAACAGTTGCTAATTTAAACGTAACAAATCGTGTCACATCAAGTTTAGTTCCCAGTATAGATGTAACATATAATTTAGGTAGTCCAACAAGACGTTGGAAAGATTTGTATCTAAGTGGAAACACAATTGATCTGGGCGGTTCATTAATTTCTGCAACAGGTGGTGTTGTAAGTGTGCCGTCATTGACAGCAATAACAGCAATAACTTCACCAAGTGTAATTGCAACTAGCGTGGTGACTCCTACTATTACTATTGGTAATTTAAACATAACCAATAATGGTTACAATATTATAATGCCAGCACTACAAGTTGGTAATACTGTTTTAAATCCTAGTGGTCTTACTGTAAGTGGAAACGTAAATGCAGGTAATGTATCTGCCGGCTTTATTCAAGGAGAACTAACTACATCAAGTCAACCGGGTATTACAACTGTTGGTATATTAGAAGGATTAACTGTCACTGGTGACATGACTACTGGTAATATGATTATTACTGGTAGTACTACAGTGGACGGTAATGTCTCTGTCACTGGTGCATTTAGTGCTCCTACTATTACCGGTAACGTTATTATCCCAGCCGGCTCATCATTACAAGCTCCGGGTTCAACCGGACAGATTACATTTAATGATGGTGGTAACTCTGCGGCGGTTCCCGGATTAACTTTTGATAAGACTAGTAATCTATTAAGTATTTCAGGTAATGTATCAGGTGGAAACTTAGTATCAACCGGTGCATTAAGTTTAACTAAAGATGCAAACATCGGCGGTAACGTTAAATCAGCTAATTTATTAACAGGTCGTGTTGAAGCGACCAGTATCATATCATCCGGTGGTAGTAATGTTGTATTAGATCCTGCAGGTACAGTAAGTGCTATTGGTAATATTAGTGGTGGCAATATATCAACCACCGGAACAGTTTCAGCTAACGTAATAGGTGTCACTACATTAAATGCTAGTGGTAATGCAACTATTACAGGTAATGCAACGGTAGGCAATATATCAACCACCGGAACAGCTAGTGTTGGATTACTATCTAGCGGTAATGCAACTGTCACCGGTAATATATCAGCTGGTAATTTGTCATCTGATGGATTTGCTAGTATTGGCGGAACAATAACTGCTGGTAATTTATCAACTGGTGGATTTGCTAGTGTTGGTAGTTTATTAACTAGCGGTACTGCTAACGTTGGATTATTAGTATCTACCGGTGGTGCCAATATAACAGGTACTGTTACAGCAGGGGCAATCAGTACTGGTAATTTATCTGCGGCTAATCTTACTACCGATGGCAATTTAACTGCTGCCAATGTTAGTGTTGGGCTTGGTACTATTGCCGCAGGAAATATTAATACAACCGGTAGACATACTACAAACGAACTTGTTGTTAGTACTAATGCTAATATTCAAGGTACACATCGTGCATTGATAGGATTTACTACAGGGACTCATACTGCTGGTAATTTCTTTACATCAGGTGAATCAAATGTTGGTAGTCACAAAGCAGGTAGTAGTATTACTACCGGATTACATACTGCAAGCATATTACAAATTGATACTAATGCAACAATCACTGGTAACGGTAGTCTTGGTAATGCAAGTATAGTAGGATTATTAACCAGTCTTAATGCAAATATTACCGGAACACACTCTGCAACTACTACAGTAACTAGAGGTACTCATACCGCAAATACATTAACGGTTAACACAAATGCTACCATCACCGGTAATAGTAGTCACGGTAATATAAACGTTCTTGGGTTACATACTACCGTAGACGCAAACGTAACCGGATTACATAAAGCCGCAACAAGCGAAACAGTAGGTACACATACTGCACGTGATTTAAAAATTAACGCTGATGCTGAAATTACTGGTAATAGTACTCACGGTAATGCAAGTGTCATAGGTACATTAACTACTAATGATGCCAATGTTACGGGAACTCACTCCTCAACTACTACTATAACTAGAGGTACGCATACCGCAAATACATTAAGTATTAATTTAAATGCATCAGTGGCCGGCACACACACTGTAGGGACTGCAGGTGCTAATGTTGTAATGACTGGCGGTAATTTAACAATGACTGGCAGACATACTACTACCAATGCAAACGTAACCGGCATACATTTTGTAGGTGATAGTTCTAGTAACGTTGTAATGACTGGTGGTAATTTAACAATGACCGGTCGACATACTACTAGTAATGCTAACGTCACTGGTACACATTATGTAGGTAATTCTACTGCTTATACTAGTATGAGTGCAGGTAATCTTAATATGACCGGTACACACACAGCTGGTTATATTGTTATTGACAATGATAGTGAAACTAAAGGCAAACATAAGGCATTAAACTTGCAAGTTACAAATAATGCTAACTTTGATGCAAGTATGTTTGTTACAAATGATGCTAACGTTGGTAGTATGAAAGTCAGAGGAGATCATACTGTAAACGGTAATGTTATTTCAGATAAATTTAGCGGTAACACTGCGACATTTGGTAGTACACCCGGGGCTGCCGGAACTAGTTTAACAGTTAACGGTGTATTGTCATTGCAAGGTAATGCAAGCATTGGTAATATTACTGCTATTAATAGTGTTACTGGTGGTATTATTTCTCTTACTGGAAATGCAACCGGTACTGCACTAGTAGCGGCTGGATTAGTACGTGTGGGCGGAAAACATTCAGTAACACAAGAAATTACAGTCGGGGTATCAGTCTCAGTATCACAAGCTACTGCAGCCGGAGGTATAATAACATTAACATTCGCAGACCAAGGTATTGCTCCTTTCTATGTTGGACAAAAAATAGTATTAAAGAGTTTTGTACCAATCGGATATAATTTAGAATATACTGTACTAACTTGTAACACAACTACAGTAACAATGGCAGGAACAAATGGTACTATTACAACACTGGGCACGGTAGAATCAAGCGGTAATGGTTTAGTAGTTAGTGGTAATCTTGTTGGTGGCAGTATGATTCTTGCCGGTAGCCACAATGTTAGTGGTAAAATCACTGGTCAAAATGGATTGGATGTAACGTCCGGGGTAGCTAATTTCCAAGGTGGATTAAAATCATTAGATGGTACATTTACAGGTAAAGTAGACATTAACGGGAATACATCACTGTATGCTAACGGTGATGTTGCTGGTAAAATATTTACTGCAACATTGTTTACTGGTAATGGTTCAAGTATAACTAATTTGAAGGGGGTAAATATTGATAATAGCAGTATTGATGCTACTCTTAAATTAACTAACTTAGCAACTGCTGTTTCTACATTAAGTGTTGCAAGTGCTACTAGTTCAGGTAATATAACAACAGTTAACGGGTTACCTTCAGGTGTATATACTAATATTACTGGTGTCGGAACATTAGGTAGTTTAACATTGGGTGGTGCATTTAGCAGTAATAGTACTGTTACTGCTACTAGCTTTAGTGGTGATGGTGCAAGTTTATCTAACGTAGTTGCAAAAAGTGTCGCAGCCGCAAATATTACCGGACAATCTGGTATGTGGAAATCATCACTTCGCCCAGGCGCAACACGATTATATCGTTCCGAGGATAATAGCAATTATAATTTACAAAATTATTGGACAGGTACACATTGGTTCTTGCGTGGATATCAAGGTGATGTAGATGCTACATCAACTACAACTATACATGCTGAGGTGAGAGTAGGTTATGCTGACAGTGCAGGTAGTGCGGGTAGTGCGGGTAGTGTACCGTGGACTGGTGTGACAGGTAAACCTACTTCTTTAAGTTCATTTACGAATGAGCCAGGATATTTAACAACACAGTATACTCCACCACAAGCAATTGGCACCGGTGCTAGTGTTCAATTTAGTTCTTTGGGCATTGGTACCGCACCCGTGTCAGCCGGACAAATTCATGCTACTAACAATATTACTGCGTATTATTCTGATGACAGATTAAAAACTAAACTTGGTAATATTGAAAATGCACTAGATAAGATTGATGAACTAAGTGGTTTCTATTATGAAGAAAATGAATTAGCAGAGTCATTAGGGTATACTAAACATCGTCAAGTTGGTGTGTCCGCACAACAAGTTCAAACACAACTTCCTGATTGTGACATAGTTGTACCCGCACCAATTGACAATAAATACTGGACTGTACATTATGAAAGATTAATTCCATTATTAATTGAAGGTATCAAAGAACTACGTGCAGAAGTTAAAGAAATAAAAAATACATTGGAAGGTAAAAAATGATAACAGTAGAATTATTACAAAAATTGTGCCCAAAGACTAAAAAGTCAGTACTTGAATTATATGCAATACCATTGCATGAGGTAGCAGAATATTATGATATGTATGATAACATGCATCGTGCGGCTGCATTCGTTGCACAAACTGCACATGAGTCAGGTGGTTTTAATTTCGTTAAAGAAAATTTAAACTACAGTGCTAAGGGTTTGATGGGTACTTTCAAAAAATATTTCCCCACAGAAGAATTCGCAAAACAATATGAACGTAAGCCTGAAAAAATTGCTAATCGTGTATATGCCAATCGTATGAGTAACGGTGATGAGGCCTCAGGTGATGGTTATCGTTTCTGTGGACGAGGGTTAATACAACTAACCGGTCGTGCTAATTATACTAAATTTGCAGAAGATCTGGGTATCAGTATTGAGGAAACAGTCGAATATCTAGAAACTCCCGCAGGTGCAGTATCTAGTGCAGGTTGGTTCTGGGATAATAACAATTTAAATAGCATCTGCGATAAAGATGATTTTGTTTTGTTAACTAAACGCATTAACGGCGGTACAATTGGTTTAGAAGATAGAAAACATCATTACCATATAGCGTTAGATTTACTAGAAGGACATTAATATGTCAGAGCCAACATGGCATACCCCATCCGGAGATTTAGGTAAATATTCTAGTAACCAACCATTAAAAATACAATTATCTGCATTTCCTGTATCTCCTGCAACACGCATTCATTATGAAGTTGTAAGTGGGTATCTACCTGAAGGTGTTGACACCAAACCAGTACAAATTGAATTATATAGTGGTTACTTAACCGGTACTCCAAAAGTTATTGCTACCGAAACTATATTCAACTTCACAGTAAGGGCAATAGACGAATTTAATAATATAGCCGATAGAACCTTCTATGTTACTTTAGTAGGATCCGGAGCTCCTAAATTTACTACTAAACCCGGTAAGATATTAGATGTAGTAGATAGTATATTTTTTGACTATCAAATACAATATCATAATGATATTCCTGAACTTGAAACAGTAATATCATTAGCAGCCGGATCATTGCCCCCGGGCCTACAGCTATTGTCAACTGGTAGAATATTGGGTTACCCTAGAGCACCTTTATTATTCGATGGCAGTCCCACTACTAGAACGTATACATTCACGTTGCAATTATTCAATTCATTGGGAATTGATAATGTAACATACTCTATTGGGGTAAAAAATCACAGATTAAATAATCCACCCAACTCTAGAAATCCGGCAATATTAAATTCAACCCCGTTAGTATATCCAATATCAAAAACAGATAGTTACTATAATTATTATTTACCACCCAATGGCATGTTACCAGATTTCACAACAGGTGATTTCTTTTCATTTAAAGTAATAGGGCATGATTTTGATAATAATCAAATAACGTACAAGTACTTAAAACTTCCACCTGGTTTAACCGGAGATGTAACTACAGGATGGATAACAGGTACGCCAACACTGCCAGCAGCCGGTTTAGTAAATTATGAATTTAGTGTAGTAGTACAAAAAGCCACTAACGAATTTATTAATAGCGGGATACACACTTTTAAACTCACTGTTATAAATCAAGTTGCCAGAGACATTCAATGGGTTAGTTCAAGTGACTTAGGATCTATCAATAACGGTGCTATAAGTCAGTTATACGTGCAAGCCTCATCTAACTATACGTTAAAATATAAAATAGAATATGGTAGTCTACCGTTACATTTAGAATTATTAGACACCGGTGAATTAGTAGGTAGAATAGCAGAACAACCTACAACAAAGTTATTATCAGCTGGATCATCAACTAATTATAAATTTGCAATTACTGCATATAGTTCTCAGTACCCGTTGCTTAGATCAACCAAAGAATTCTTATTGAGTGTTTATCAAAAATATCCTATACCTTTAGAAAACATCTATATAAAGGCTTCAAGTAATATAGCCGGAAAAAGATTAATAAAATCGTTATTAACAGATGAAACTGTAATACCCTCACCAGTTTTATATAGACCGAATGACCCTTATTTTGGCAAAGCAACTAGCGTAAATTATATTCATGCTTATGGTATGAAAGCAACAGATGTGCAAAACTATACAAATGCTATTCAACAAAGTCATTATGAACGTAAGATATTATTGGGAGATTATAAAATTGCTGTTGCAAGAGACAGTAACTCTAATATTATATATGAAGTTATATACAGTGAAATTATTGATGACCTAGTTAATTCATATGGGGAAAGCATACCGAAAGAAATC